GCCATCTGATTTTTTATCTCGTTGGTATCTCCTAGTTTTCCACCTTCTCCAAGACCGACTAAAATGGCTGGTACGCTCATTATCCTAGCTACGCGCTTGGCTATTCTATCGCTTGCTCGATCTGTTTGGTCTAGGATTTCAGCTACGTTAATAGTAGTCACCGTAGGTTTAAATTCCTCAGTGCTGCCTTTTAGGTGCAAAATAGGGCTTGCATCTTCGCCCGTGAAACTTTCTAGCGCCTCGTCAAAATAGTCTTGAGCTGTCTTGTCATCCTCGTCCTTGTTTTGATCGTCAATCGGCCCTGTAGAAATTACAACGGGAGTCCTGAAACCCTGAGCTATATTTCTGAGGTCTAAGCGGCTGATTTTGCCATCACTTACTATGTCTTCAATACTTGCATAAAAAGGAGGTACAGGATATTTGTCGTAATACCTGCCCAAACCTTTCTTGAATACATAAAGGATCTCCCCTAACTGCTCTTTATGCAGATCTATTTGGTCGGCTATGATTTGAGCGCGTTCTATAGGTGTTCTTTCAGGATCGTATTCAGGGTAAAATCTAGTATCTTTTTCAAACTTTCCCAGCTCTCCCATAAGCGGGTTATATTCAAAGCCGTTATTTTTTCTTCGTAACGTAGAAATAGGAATGCAGTAAACTTTTGCAACCTGCCCCAGATTGTTAAAAACCAATCTAAGTGCCAAGCCCTGAAAATACGATACGTTTGTACTCAAGTCATCTACTAACCCGGCTAAACTTTGGTACTTGTTAGCTTTAATTTCATCCATGCCCTCTAGGATAAAACCATCTGCTTTTATAAACTGCTGTCTTCTATTTACGCAAGCGGTTGCGGTTCCTGAATTGTCTACCGTTGCAATGATCGCATTTGGCAAATTATCAAGTTCGCCAAAAAAATAGTAATCATTTGCCTGATTCTTTAGGATAACAGCAACGGCATTTTTAATTGATCTAGCTACCTTTGTTTTTAGATCGGACAGGGTTTTGAATATGGTTTCGCCCTTGGCACTAGCCGAAGGAGCCTGCATATTTATAATCCGTTGTGCCTGCCTTACATTCCTAGACTTGCTCATTTAGTTTTTTTTCTTGCAACTTTTACAGGTTCTTTGGCTTCTGATTTTACAGATTCAAAAAATTCACTGACTAATGGAGTTTCTTTTAATCGCTTTTGTACGTGTTCACCTTGGATATTATCTGAATTAACTAGCGTGCCATCTGACAGGACTAAAGTTTTATTTTGGTATTCTGGTTTGAATTTCAGCATAACCTTTAATTTTAAGTAAGATATGAAAAAAGCCCTGCCCGAAAAACGAGTAGGGCTGTTTAATTTTAATTTAGCACTAAACTACTAAAGCCTCTATAATTGCAATATCTTCCGCAAGTGTAGAGCTTTCAGTAGACCTGAAATAAAGCTGTAGATTTTCATGGTTTCCATTCATTGCAAGTGTGTAGATATTACTATCTATAATCGCAGTACCGGAACCTCCATCAATAGCACTTGCTTTCAGGCCAAAATTCGCAAAGTTAGCCCCTTTGTTTACGCCCCAGCATTCTAGTTCACCGCTGTTTGTTTCCACAACGATAAAAGCTCCCTCAACATCAATCAGTGACTCAATAGCTTCTAGTTCAAGCGGACCATTGTAATAGATTACAACATTGATACCGTGGTTTCTCAAAGAAAAGTTATCTCCAACTTCTAGAGCCATAACTGAATTATGCTTTTCTCGCTTACCTACGACCTTAATAAATCCTTTCGTTTCTGCAAATGTAAAGGCTGAGGCTAAATTTCCAGTTCCAAACGTCACCGCAGTAAGGTCCGAAAGTAGACCGATATACATTCGTTTGTTAAGCCCGCCCGGCTTTCGGGTTGCGGCACAATCGGGGTTGATTGACCGTGTTAATACGCTGCATTGTACTTCTGGCATATTTGTATTTTTTTAAATTGTGAAATTGGGTGACTTTTCACGGCCACCCAATTAAATTATTTTGGTAAGTACAAAGAGAATTCCGCTGCGTACTTATAAGTGATGTCAGATTTCATTCGGTTTTTAATCCGGTAAACCTGATCTCCTGTCACATCTCCCAAATACAATACCTGAGCAAAAACCTCATCAGAAAGCAAGTCAAAACCTAAGAACACGTTACCTGGATTGAATACCGCAAGCAAGTTATCTTCCCAATATGGCATCGCTACCAAATCAATATCCAAATAAGGAATCAAAGCGCTCTGATCAAAGTAAACATCACGTGTAAATGCTCCTGCACCACCAGCAATTAAACCATTTGCAACCCGGTAAGCGTCTGCGATTCTATCGGAAACGTGAATCTTTGTTCTTCCGTTACCTGTGTTTGAAATTTGCTTCTTGACCTTCTGAGGAATGCTCATGTAAACAGAGGTCAATACGCTTAGTACATTATTCTGATTAATGAAAAAAGCATTACCAGCACTAGCCGCGGTTGATCCTACAACTGCCTCATCGATTGTCAATACGTTACCTGTGATCTCGATAACCGTAACCACCTGACCTAAGATTGTAACGCCTCCGATTGTCTGGTTTCCATTTGTCCCAATCAGCGTTACTCGATCTCCTACTATAATGTTTGCAGCACTTGCCACCGTTACCGTTGCATTACCTGCTGTACCTGAAGCAATAGCTGAAATTGCGGACTTTGAATTAGCGGGCAAAGACTTTTTAGCTACGCCTGCGTCTGCTTTAGCTTCGCCCAAAAGACCTACATAAGCACCTGAGAAAGTAGCTGTAGCCACTTGGGTCTTGTTTACGCCTGCTTTACCTAAAATATAAAGAGCTTCGTTAGCAATAGCCATTCTTGGAACGTAGATTCTATCTAACAAGAAATTGTAAAGCTGAGGAGTCAATTTGTAATCCTCGAAAGAACCAGGTAATTGCTGCTCAGATTCCCAAGTTTTGCTCAACTGAATTGCGTCAATTTCATCCATGACCTCATAAGCTTTCATGGTTAACTGCTTTTCGCTTAGTTCAATATCACCGTCCTGAGCGACAAACTTCGCACTAGGAGTCTGCAATTCAATAACACGGTTAACGCCTCGTAGCGTCTCCACATTTTTAACGGATTCTACAGGTGTAACAAGCCCGCGATTTACTATTCCCGTTGGGGCTAGAATTGCGGGTGTAAGAAATTCAGCATACAACTTGCCCGCGTAAGTATTGCCATTTGGAAAATTAATATCTGCCATTGTATTTTTTAGTTTTATGGATTAAACTTTATTCATTGCTCGCTGTCTGATTTGCTCAGAAGTCGATAATTTTGCGAATTCAGCTGCTGGAATAGCTGCATTTTTCTTCTTAGTGTCAGGATCACCGTTCACCATGTTTTTCAAGTCCTTGAAATCAACTGCCAACTTTGTTAGCTTTGTATTTCCGTCTGCGATTACTTTCGCCTGAGCTGCCACTTTTGCATTCAAAGCAACTATAACTGCTTGATCCTTCATCTTGTCATCTTCCATCGCTGCGATAGTAGACTGTAATGCCTCGACTTCTTCCATTGCGCCCTCCTGTGGAGCGGCTGGTAATACTTCAATTACAACGCCTGACTCGTCAAGTACAACGCTTGAACCATCTGCAAATGAGTGAGGGCCTGCCGGTGCTAGTGTTTCGGTTGGAAGCCCATCTTCTGCGATATACACCGTTTTGCCCAACATATCACCTTCGCCCTCGATAAAAATGGACACGCCTGCGTCCGTTGTCATCACCATGTTTCGCATTTGAACCTTGAAGATGTTTTTCATAGCATTCATTGCCTTTTCAAAGGCTGTAATTTTCTCTTCTGTTTTCATATTTTCATGTGTTAAAATTTCAATTTGATTCCTGCTAAAAGTCAATACCTTGTTTTTGAAGCTAATAGCAGAATAAGTGTTATCGACTAGCTCAGTGGCAAAACCAAAGTCCAAAGCCATTTTTGAGTCTAGCCGTGATTCTTTGCCCATTAGTGCTAATAGCTTAGTAGCCTTTGCATCACCTGCGATCTGAGTATATACATTCAAGATTTGTGAATCAGTAGCCGCAAACAGTTCGGTTAATGCTCCAAGGCTGTGAACATTTAGCTTTTCGCCCGAAAGTGATTCAGCGGCAACCCAGGCGTTATGTATAATCATTTCTGTGTTTTCCGTAACTTTTCGCACCTTACCGGCTAAGAAAATCACTGAAGCTATGCTGTTGGCCACTATTGCAACGGTTGTAACCTGCAAGGATTTGAGCTTGTCGTAGATCCTGAATCCTTCCTCAACCGAACCTCCGGGACTTTTGATTACTGCCTCAAAAGGTTCGCCGTAATTATTAGAAATGAAGTCCTCTAAATCGTCGTAACTAAAATATTTTTCACCTTCAGCAAAATATTCCGCATCTGCTTTGCTGCTAATTATACCCTCAATGTTAAGTATCTTCATTTTCGCTACTAATTTAATTACACTATCCAAATAAATTTTTGTAAATTCCCCAAAATAATTATAGTGATATGCCAAAAAGTGATCTCGATCAAATCAAAGTACATATCTCAAAAGAACTCAAGGCTAACTTTTTGGCTAAGGTCAAGCAAGAGAACAAGACGCAAACTAATATTTTAAAAACATTGATACATAAATACCTAAACTCATGATATACCTACAAAGACTTTTAGCCGTTATCGCTGTGCTTTTCTCCTTAGTCGTTTTCATTATCTGTTTGCCGTTCTTTGTTACTGTTTTTTTAGTCACTGGCAAAGATTATTCTGATAAAGTTTTAAGCTGGATGCCAGAGAAATAAATAAAAAGGTTATATTTGTAACGTTAAATTTAAGGGCTAAAAAAGGTACGTAATAGACGTTTCGCCTGCGGTAATTTAGAAATGAAACAATCAGATTCGACTCCTCCGCCCCTTATTTTTTTACCTCAAATCCCCCTGCAATTCAACTAGCTTAATCTCACCCTGAACCCGATTCAGGTCACTTACCTTAGTTACGATTGTCAAGCTGTTAATTGCATTTTCAAATCCTTGTCTAGTGTCATTCAGTGCCGTACGGTCTAGCATAGGAATCCCAGATCGTGCGATTGCTCCACCATCTGCCAAGTGTCGTTGACTCCCTGTCATCCAAGATCTGCCTCCGTGTCTTTGATTGAAGCTAGAAAGGGCTTTTAATGCTCCAAAGGCTGATCGCTTCATAACAAATAAGCCCTCGCCACCTTCTACATTTGCCACTGTCTGACCTCCCAAAGCAACATCCACGCCACC